ACCGCCCGCTGCCCCTGCAACTTGTCCACTATTGTTAAGACGTTTCTGAATTTCTCCCTTTTGCGCGTTGTATTCATTTTTCTTAGTTTCCATAGATTTTTTAGCTATGTCGATTACGTCCTTAATCTGGTCGTAGTTGTACGCCTTGTTGAACAAAGCTGCGGCTTGTTGGCGAGACGAAACCGATGATCCGGCCGCGCCCGTAGCACCTTCAATGACTTTGGCGTACTCGTTGGCCCCCGTCAGCAATTGAGCAACATAGGCGGGAATGGCGGCGTTGCCCGTCCCCGTTTCGCCCGTCTGCACCCAATTGTTGACCCACGGACCCATATTGGTCGGAACGCCCTTGGGGGCAAGTTTCAGGGCGTTGTCAAAGTGAGCCGCGGCAGTGTTTTCAAACGCCGTAATCATATCTGTGGTTTTGGTCAGGCCAGTAAGCGATTGAGAATCCGCACGGAATTGAGCGCGGTCTGCAACAACCTGTTCAGGTGCAATGCCTTTTTTGGCCGTAATTTCACCAGCGCGGTTCATAATGTCCTTACGCATCGCGGCGGCCGGTTTGCCCATCCCCGACGGCAAAGCTCCCGTTTTGATATAGGCAAGCGCAGCGGTGTCCTTTGCGTTTTCATTAAGGTCGCCGGGACCAGCAGCGTTTTGCGCCGCAATCATGTCTTCTCGTGCGGAATTGTGAGCGGCAATTCTGGTGCGGGCGTTTTCATTAATGTCCCCGGTCGGATTGTATGTGACCTTGAAAACGCCATTTTTGTCGTACTGGCCAGTCGAGCCTTTTGGAAGCCCAAAGGATGAGATTTCGTCTGGAGTGGCCGAACGCGCTTGAGGCGTGGCGAAGAATTCTTGCGACTTGTCCATGAAGGATTTTACGCCAGCCACGCCGTTAGCTTCTGCGGCAGCCAATAGGCTTGCGCGATCATCATCCGAGATGTTGGGCAGCGCCTTCACATAGGCCGTTGCGTGGGTAACATCCTCCGCGTGGGCCGCATCTTTCTGCGCTTGCGTGGCGGCAAGGTCAGAAATTTTCTTAATTTGCTCTTGCGCTTGTTTGATGACTTCAGGCGCTGCGGCCGCAACCAGCGGATTGCCGCTTACCGCCATTTGATAACCGCGCTGTAGAAGTTCCTGGCCGGTCATGGGGCGCGTGGTCCGTGGGACATCACCAGTCGGCACAATGGGCTTGGGCGCCGCTGCAACGGGCGGCGGGGCCACAGGCGAAGGCGGGGCAATGGGCGAAGGCGGCGCAACGTCTGGCGTATTGCTAAGAGCGCGAACAAGCGGGTTGGGCGGCGGGGCGCCAGCCAGGTCGCTGCTAAACGGAACTGGTCCGGTCGGACGCGGGGGAGTCATGGCCATAGGCGCAGCCGGAACGGGAACCGCAGGAGCGGCAGCAGGGGCCGGATGAAGGAAGCTTTGCAGTTCTTGAGCGGTAACCGGCGGCGCATTTGGCGCAACCGTATTGTAATCGCCCGACGTAACGGTTTCGGGCTTCATCAGTTCGGACAAGGCTTCTGTGCGGGCTTGCTGCTTGGCCGCGTTTTCTGCGCCCGTAGCCTTTTGCGATAGATATTGGCCGCCAAAGCCTTGCAGAGCCTTAGCCAGCACGGCAGTCCACGGAATAGCCGCTTGAACGCCTTTATAGGATTGCGTTTCGATCGGAGCCAACGCTTGCTGTTGCAGCATTTCAGCCAACTTTTGTTGGCGAGCCGCATTGGCAATTTGAGTGGCGTAATCGTTGGTCAGGCTAACGGTGGGATTAACGGCCATCACAAAGCTCCGTAATTGACCATCAGATAACCGTCAGGGTGTTGAGCAACCGCTTCAGGCTTCACTTGCATAACTTCCTGAGCCATGACGCCCATTTCACGATGACCATCGATGTCATATTCGTAAATGCCAACGCCAAGCGGGTGCGTTCCGACGCGAACGATATTGGACTTCAGACGCATATCGCTCTTGAGGAAGTTGTTAGCCACAGAACCGACAGGTGCGCCAGCAAGGCTAAACAGACCGCCCGCGGCACTCCCCAGCGCCCCCATGCCCGCATTATAGCCAGCCATTTGCTGACCGTAGATGTCGGTGGCTTGTTGGCCGGCAGCTTGAGCGCCTTGGAAGACGGGAGCAGCCGCGACATTGGCGCCGGTGTATCCTTGGAATTGCGGGTTCTGAATTTGAGATCCAGACATCAGCGCCGTGATTTCATTCAAAGGCTGATTGCGAAGTTGCAATTGTTGCGCCAACGCCTGTTGTGCGGCGGTGTTGCCAAATTGCGTTCCTTGCAGATTTTGATTGAACGCTTGGTTTTGAGCCTGGTTGTAAAGGCCGGCAGACGTAGCGGCTTGACCAAAGTTTTGGCCCGCGGCGGTATTTTGCATAGACGTTGCCGCTTGGCCTTGGCCGAAGTTTTGGCCGATAGCAGCGTTTTGAAGCTGTTGAGACGATAGCCCTTGTCCAAAATTCTGGCCAAGACCGGCGTTGTAAAGCCCGGCAGAAGACAAAGCCTGATTAAAGCCTTGTTGGTTTGCGCCGATATCCAGATTCAGCCCTTGCAGTGCGGCTTGCGACAGAAGGTCGTTTTGACCTTGCTGCTGAACGCGCATAGCATTGTTGTAAGCTTCGCTTCCAGGCGTAATGCCCTGATTGGCCAATTGCTGCGCGGTCGCAGCAGACTGTTGCGCCAATTCAGGTTGAAGCCGAGCCATGATGGCTTGCTGACCCGTCGTGCCGGCATTTACCGGCATCTTGGCTACGCCAGACAGATCAAGATTTTGTTGTGCCAAGCCATATTGATTGGGATTGATGCTGCGAGCAAAGCCATAGGCATCACCGGAAGGACCACCTTTGGCCAAATAATCGGACGCATTTGGGCCATAATTCAGCGGCCCCGGCGCATTCAAAGACGTTTGAATGTCCGGGCCAGTATATTGGAACGGGCTACCCAGAACTTTTTGAGCAGTGCCAATGCCCTGTTGGCCGAGATTGGCCAGCGAGTATTGAACCTGTTGTTGGGCTTCAAGCGTCTTTTGCGCTTCAGGCGTCAGCGTCTGAGTGACGGTCGCTTGGGGCATATCCGGGTTGCTGGTCGTGTCCCAAGATACGGTTTGATTGCCGTATGGGCTGATAACGTTTGGATTGCTAAGGGACGCAGTTTGCAAGCCGCCCTTAAGGTTGGCCGCACCCTGATCGGTAGCTGCCTGAGCGTAATTAGTTGGGGCCGGAGGAGTTGGCGCACTTTTTCCCATAACGACCTTCCAAGAACCTGCAATCCGATTTCTTAAGCGTATAAAGCACTATATCACCGTCTGGATGGCAATCTTTAAGCGTTGCTTCTGGCAAAAAGCCCATCTTTGTAACGAGCTTAACGCTTTTCAAATTGCCAATTTGAACTGGTGCGATTGCCTTGTGGGCGTTGCAGGTATTGAAAGGATAATCGCATATCGCGGCCACAAATGATGGCGTTAGCCGGTCAGTGGCCGCTATGTGAACTACCCAAGACGTACCGTTCCAGTTTTCATATATAATCCCAGCTACAATCTTATCGTCTTTTAACAGCCCTATGGCGACTGATTTCTCTTCAAAGAAAGCACTCCCCAATTGGTTCGCTACCCAATAGCCGATTTCCGGCCCATTTTCTATACGCCAGCCCATCCGGTTTGATACACCACGTCCGTTGCTGCCCATTGAATCTGAACGCCAGAACTGGCGGTCTTCATCTGTAGCCCTATGCAATAACCAATTCCGGTGATGCCAAGCCAGTTATTTGTGATCTCAAGGCCGGAACCCCACAGGGTTTGATCCCATTTGCTCACATCCCAACGCCCAAAGACGGTGGCCGTTTGCGTAAGCGGAGCGGAGTTGTCCAGCACGTTGAAATCGATGTTTGCGCCGACAAAGATCGACGGCGCCCCATCAGTGAAGATGTTGGGTCTGGCACGAGTGAAATATTTCTTAACACCGCGTGATTGCATATAATTGAACGCTTGGATCACGTTCGTAGAGATATTCGATCCATTATCGGCATAAGTGCTGTCCCATGCCAATGCGACGTAGCCATTGCTGCCAAAATACAGATCGTCGTTATAAATATCCCAACAGTTCGCGTTCCAGCCGGTGAAATTGCACCACGATTTCGTAATCGTGTTCATGACGTATTGCTGCTGTTGTCCATCAGCAACAGGCACATTTATCATAACCGCATTGTTTTTGGCTGAATAAACCACCTGCCAACCAACGGCATTGTGATTGCCGCCATAAGTCGACGTTGCGCTGGCAATTGCGCCTTGGATTTTATCCGAAAGCGCAACGCGAGGATCCAGACGATCGCTTTGCAGGGCTTGAGCCATAGGCAGCAAACCGTCATACGTCAGCACTAGCAGATCGCCGCCCCATTTGAGCATGGCGCGGGTGCTGATGGGCGAACCAAGCTTCCAAATGCCGGTGAGCGACCACGTTGACGCACTGGCTGGATCGGTACCGCGGTAGACAATCACTTCGCCGTTGCTGGTGATGAACGCAAGATTGTCGTCCATGCCGTAACCGCCATCGACGGTCCAAGTGTCAAAATCCACCAGGTGACCGCCGTAGCTACAGATCGAACTCAGATCGATGTATTGAGCCGCACCGCCAATGGACGACGTGGGCAGATACCATGCCTTCAGGGTGTTAACTTCGATGAACCAAACGCGGTTCTTAAACAGCAGCACATTGACCAAATTGGTCGTTGTGACGCCCGTAATGGCTGGCGTTGACGAGCTGGTGATCGATGTCCAATTCGTGCCGTCATAAAGCAGCGGAGCATGAACGCCATTCACGGCGTACAAAAAGCTACCGCCGGCCGTAGTGATATTGGTGTATTCCCAATTGCCGTTGCCAAGCCCCGTCAAAACTGGGGATCCAACAGCGCCCGTGGTCGTTACGTCATACAATTTGCCGGTGCTGGTGACGGCAAAAAGCTTGGTAACGGCGCCACCCGAATAAACAAACAGGCTTTGAACCTGACCGTCCAAGCCGGTTGCCCATTTGGTGTATCCGCCACGAAGCGTGACGTTGGAAACGGTCGGAAACATATTTTCCAACGTGACCGCATCCATAGGATCCATGTTGGCAAAGCTATCTCGCGCATTCCAGCCGCCCACAGGAGCCGCAAGAGATTCGACTTGAGCAGCAGTGCCTTGGACGAGAGAGCGGGTGTTAATTGCCATAGCCGCTATCCGGAATGTTATCGTAACCGATCAAGATGTTGCCCGGACGCGGGGCAAACGACAGGTTGGCCGCGGACGTATCTTGAGCCATAGCCGTTTCAAGTTCAGTCAGATAATCGCGGTAAAGCGCCGTGGTGTCGAAGCCCTTGGCCTGAAAGTATTTCAGCTTGGTGCTGAGAACTATCACGCGATCGGGATAGATGCAGGTGTCGGTATCAGCGGTAAAACTGTTTTGCACAGCGCCCGTGGCAGATCGCGCCCAACCCTTGCTACGATATTCAAAGCCAAGATATTCGGAACTGGAATTGCCCGGCCAGATTTGGAAATAATCGCCGTACAGACGCCAGCGGATGCGCGGGCCGGTGGAGATATAGCCGCTAAGGAGCCACTCCCATTGCTGGGCGTCTTCAGGGCCGAGCATTTCCCAGTGTTTGCTCTTATCCCATTGGGTGCGCGGAACGATTGAATCGTAATCGTCTGGCAAAGCGTATTTTACCTTTTGAAAATAAATGGTGCCGTTGGTCGCGGCCACGGTCGAAAAAGTAGACGCCGTGACTTGCGTTGCAGAGTCCACACTTTCAATGAACGTCGCATTTGGAAAGCCGTTGCCGACAATCATGTAAGTGGTGTCCAGGCCGGCAGTGGACGGGATGCCGGTGATGGTCCTGGATGTAGTGTTATAGGTACCCGTCGTGGTCGTGTACTGGGTAAAAAAGCTGTATGGCATCGTCAAACGACGCCAATCGGATTTCCGCAGAAATTCGTATCCGCTCGCGTTCATAAGCGCGAGGATTTGGATTATGTCTTGGTTAGCGTTACCGGCTACAAAAGTAGGAGTCGGAACGCCTAGCTCATTCGTGACCTGCGTCACCAATTGAAGCATTGTGCTGGACATCTACGGCTTCTTTCCTAGGGCGTCCCGGCTTACGTTCTTCCATAAGCTGGGCCAATTTAGCTTTTAGTTCATCAAGCTCTTTTCGCGTGTTGGACAGTTCGTCCGAAAAAACCGAATTGTTTTTGCGGGCAAGATAGTTCTTGGCCCGCTCACGAAGCGCCTGAGCGCCCATGCCAACCTTTTGAAGTTGCGAATCTGAAGCCGTGGCCACCTGTTCAATGGTGCGGAATTTCAGAATTTGCAGTTCAGCCATTTGATAATCATTCAGTTCATCCGGCACTTCCTTGTGCCAATTTTCCAGCGGAGTGCCGAGTTCCGGCCCTTCGTTGTTACGCATTTGGTAGTAAAGCCATTGACGCGCAAAACGCGCCTTATGGTGTTCTCTAACGGGCTGCTCAATGATGTTCGTTTTGTCTCCGGGCGCCATAATCCTTACGAAGGCTTGCCCCTTGTAGGGGGCTTTATCGTACTCGTAAAACTCGACGTGCAGTTGCGCGTCAGCGCCAGAAACATCGCTATCAAGAGGCATGGGTGGTCCCTTTAGGCTGTGAGAATAGCCGCCCAGGTCGTCGCGCTAGGCGCAAAGAAAAGAGCGGTCTTGGCGGTTGCCAGACTGTAGCTAGAAGCGCCGGCGTTGATGGTAGAACCAGTCGCCGGGTAGACGGTGATGGTTTGGCCGCTGTCATTGCGGATGCCAACCATAGCACCGGCTTCGGTCGGCGGCAGTTTAACGCCGGTCGAGGCCGAAGAAGTCGTCAGGGTGTTCCAGACGGCCGACAGTTGCAGAGCGTCGGTAGCCGAAGAACCGGTAGCAACAAGGGCCGTGGCGCCATCGCCGCAGATGGACAGGGTGGTGAGCGCGGGAGTGCCGGAGCCGAGAACGCGAGAGGGGATAGCCATAATTAATTCCTTTCCTGAGCCAGGTCTTTTTCAACGTAAAGCGTGGCATACGGGAAAGGGGTGTCCCCATCACATTGCCGATAAGTGATCCTATAAGCAGAAAACTTGTCTTCCCACCACTCTATCGGAAAAACCGACAAATGCAGGGAATGACCAATCAACGCGCCCATACTATCGGGAAATAGGGCGATCTTAAAGAAGCATCGATCCACACAGGACATGATGTTTTCGATCGCGTCAGAAACCTTATCGGTCGGAATATGTTCCATAACGTCGGTGCAATAACCAAAGTCAGCCTTTAGGCCCTCAATCGGCTCACAAAGGTCAAGAACCTCAAACGGAAGATCGTTGCCGGCATCACGGCAATTTTCGGCAAAATCCACCTGCAACATTTTGCAGCCGGTCAATTCAAAGACACGCTTTCCGCCGCGCCCGGATCCGCAACCAAAATCAATCACGTTGTCAGATGCCGTAATCCGCGCAATATCGACAAATTCGTCGGCAAAGTTCTCGCCCGGAGATACCGTGCGATAATCCGGGATGTCCCACATTGCCTTGTACTTATCGATTTCGGACATTTCCTGCGCCGGCTCTGACATGGCCCGCGCGATCGCCGGAAGAAGGCCATGACCATGAACATGAATTTCTGCATCAGCATCAGCCAATTGGCGAGCGGCTTCCTGAAACTCTATGGCTTGGCGAGCCATCCAGGGCGCAGCCACATATTCACGTTTGCCGACACGATAAGTTTCCCGCGGCTCATCGTCATTAAGCTCCTGAGCGTAAGCATGGCCTTCGCCAACGTGCGAGTAGCTGGAATCAAAGCCAAAAAGATGGATTTGGCGATAGCCCATCGCAAACGCGATGCTCATGGCTTGTAAGCCAACCGTAGTGCCGCCACCAATTAGGGCGCACTCTTTGTCACCAATATAATCCGTTATGCCGGGATAAGCCGGATGCCAGACCGTAATTTCTTTGCCAGATAGCGCCTCAAAGACGCTGGGAGGGCACTGGGAAGCGATTAAATTGTGCGCCTTAAGGTCGGGCTGCAAAAAGGCAAGATTGCCCTCCCTGGCGTCCAGAAGGACAAAATAATCAGGCGTTACATCCACGCTCAAAAGGTTTGGAATGACGCCATTAACAGCGAACACCGCGTGGCCCGCTGCTTTGTGCGCTGCAATCATAGGAAGGAGGCCCCTCATAGAAGGGCCTCCCCCTACAATAACGGCCACTCCGTCGTGCGGCTCAGTCAGACCGAGCCACGGAAGATCACGCTCAACGGCAGCACGAATGTTGCCGAAAATGATGTCATCCTCCGTGTTGCACACGACGGGGATTTTCTCATCAAGGTTTGATGAAAGAATCACTAGGTGGTTTGGCCTTGCAGATGCGGACGGTTGATCGACACGATAACGGTCGAAACCGTGGACGCAACGGTCGCCAGGTTGGCCGAGCGAGCGCCGAGGAGCTGCTTACCCGAAGCCGCGGTGGGCATGATACGCCCAACGGTAGCCGATTGGTAAACAGGAACCTGAGCGTTCACAGCAACGGCGGTCTTCTTCACAACGGCAAGGCCGCTGATTTGATACCAACCGAAGCTGCCGGCGACATTGGCCGACATAGCCACGGCCACCGGCTGCGCGAGGTTCGCCGTGTTGGGCGACAGCGCAGTTTGGTAGGTCGTGGCGTTGTAGGTCACCAGCGAACCGACAACGGTGCTGGCCACACCCAGCAGCAGGATGAATTCACCCTCGCCGTAAGTGGGGTCAAACGCCCGACAGACCATGCCCAGAGTAGCGGGCGGGGTCGGGATGGCCGAGGTGCCGTTCGCAGTCGTAATACCGGCATCGGTATTAGCGATTTGAAGCAGCCCAGCTTTGTTTTCGTCAAACGTATAAGCCATGTTCTGATTCTCCCTTAAGCGATCAGAACGCCTTGGAACTGAGCGCCCGCGCAGGTGATGTTACCCGCCCAGCCAATCAGCTTCACAATGGCGTCTTGGTTAACCGCCTGGCGCTCGCCGCCAATCGGCACAAAGTTCCGATCAACGTGCGGGCGGAACATGAGGTACTTGGTGTTCAGGAACCACATATGGTTC